GATCGCGAGCGCCGGCGACACCTTCGAAGCGCGCCAACGCCAAGTCTATCAGAACGCCGTCGGGCAGCTCCGCCGCGAGCTCGGGTTGCCCGACCCGCCCACGGAGGAGGACGCGACTGGTGCCGACCATCCCGCCGGGGCGGTACACGCGGCAGAAAATCCGTGACCTCGCGCTGAACCGCGCGGGCAATCGCGCCCTCGACGCCGACGCCGCCGACTTTCTCGCGCAGCACCTCTTCGAGCTCTACACGCTCGCCGACTGGCCGTTTCTCTACGTCTCGGCGGCGTTGACGCTCGCGGGCCCGACGGTCGCCCTCCCCGACGATTTCGTCGCGGCGCAGGATGACCACGCGTTTCAGATCGTGGCGATTGACGGCTCACCGCAGGCGAATGTCTTTGCGCTCGAGCTGTCCCCGGAGGAGCTGGCCGCCGTCGCCCCGCCGCCCGGCTCGAGCGCGGGCGGCGTGCCGCTGTATTGGGCCGTCTCACGGAGCGATACCACCGCGAGCGTGGCGCCCAACCCGAGCGGCCGGCGGATCGACGTGCTCTTGCGCTACAAGCGGCTGCCGCCCGAGCCGGCGCCGGCGGACGAGCCCACCGACATTCCCGTGTTTCCGTATCACAATTACCTCGTGCAGGCCGTCTACTGCTTCGCCCTCGAGCACGAGCGCGACCCGCGGGCGCAGGCCGAGGGCGCGAGCCGTGACACGCTCCTCTCGATGATCCGGCGCGGCGCGGCGCCGCTCCGCTCGCAGCGCGCCGACATCCCGCTTGACCCGGCGGTCTTTCGGCCGCCGTTCCGGGGTGACTGATGCCGGGCGGACCCGACCGCGAGCTGCCGATTCCCATCCGGCGCTTTCAGGGGACGATGCTCGCCATGGACCCGGCGTTTGTGCCGCCCGGCTTTCTCACCCGGTGCGATAACTGGGTGCCGGACCCGACCTTCGTCTTGACCAAGCGGCTCGGCTCGCAAGTGTGGCAGACCTCCCCCGGCGGCGGCCGGATCGACCCGCTCGCCTACATGACGGGCTCGGATGGCACGCGCTACCTCTACGCGCTGGCCGCGCCCGCCAGTGGCGACACGGGCGGCTCGACGCTTTACGTGTCGGTGAATGATGGCGTCTTGGCTGCCGTCCCGAATGGAAAATTCGCGAGCGCCAACCCGCGCCACGGGATCGCCAATCTTGGCGACGTGCTGTTTGTCGGGAACGCGACCGATCCGATCAAACAGATTCCGCTCGGCGGCACGGCGATTGACCTCGTCAATCTCGGGCTCGGGGACGATACCGGCGGCACGGCGGCTTTCGTCGACGATCCGAATAGCAACCTGATCGCGGGGACGTATTCCTATCGGTGGGGCACGTACAACACGAGCACGCAGCGGTGGACGAAGCTCGGGCCGACGCGCACCGTGACCACGCCGGCCTCGAGCCGCGCCCGGATGGTCTTCCGGGCGCCGACGGGGGGCCTCGCCGCGAATGAAAAATGGCACCTCTTCGTCGCCGGCGCCGACCAGATGATCGAGGGCGCGCACGACCAGACGCCCGACGGGCTTCCGGTGTCGGCGGGCGCGGATCAATTCTCGCTGTATGATGATCCGTCCATGGACGGCGACCCGGTGCCGATTCCGAGCACGGTCAACCGCCGCGGCACCCATCTGGTCGCGCACCGGGGCTGTCTGTGGGGCGCCGGCGGGCTCGGCGCCGCGGCGCAGCGCGTGTGGAGCTCGAGCGTGATCGTCCCCGGGCTCGAGCAGGTCACCTTCAATCAAGGCGTCTTTTTCCCGGCGACCGCGTTGACGCGCGACTTGGGCGACCCGGTGACGGGGCTCGCCGTCGTGCCGCAATCCTCGGGCAACATGCAGCCGTCGGCGCCGCTCGCCATGTTCACCGCCACCCAGACGTGGCTCTTCCAGGGCGACATGGTCGGCGACGCGTCGGCCTCGGTCGTGCAGGTGTCGGCCGAGGTCGGGTGCCCGAGCGACCGGACGATCGTCGCGACGCCGGTCGGCGTGGTCTTCTGCGGCAAGCGGTCCGTGTATCGGATCTCGCCCGCCGTCACCGAGCCGCAAGACGTGGGCTGGCCGATCGAGAGCGCGATTCGCCAGATTCCCGCCGTCGGCCGCTCCGTGTGTTGGGCCGTGTATCATCGGGGGTTCTACAAACTTGCGATCGTGACGCCCGGCAACGTCGATCCCACGCAGCAATGGTGGCTCGATCTGCGCCGCGGGCTCGGCGATCCGCCGTCGTGGTGGGGCCCGCATACCGTCCCGGCCTACACGGCGAGCACGCGCGCGCCGAATCACCCGCAAGAGGACGATCGCCAGTGGGCCACGCTCGGCTCGAGCACGACCGCCCCGGCGCAGATCCTGCTCGTCGATCAGGCGACGCACTACGTCGAGGACGGCTCGCCGCCCGTGCCGATTCAGTCGCGCATGTTTTCAGCCTATCTCGATGGCGGGGCGCCGCTCACCCCGAAGCTCGCGAAACGGGCGCGCGTGATCGCGCGCGTGCAGTCGCCGACCTTTCTCCTCGCGACCGTGACCGGCGACGAGGCGCTATCGGCGACCGGCATCTTGCCGCTCGACGCCTCGACGGGCGGCACGTGGAACGTGAGTAACTGGAACGCGGCCAACTGGGTCGTGTCGGCGCTCGACTTGGCCGAGTGGGAGGTGCCGGTGCCGGAGATTCGCGCGCGGGCGTTCCAGGTGAAGCTCGAGCATACCGACCCCGTGCGGTGTGATCTGCGCGATTTCGAGCTGCGCGTGCAGCCCTCGTTGCGGGAGACGCGCTAGTGGCGATCATTTCGCGCCCCGTCAAAGAGGGCAACGCGACCACCTATCAGGGGAAGGTCGCCGCCGGCTACACGCTGATCCTCGCGAGCGAGGTGGACGCCGACCTCGATACGATTTACGCCGCGTGGAACGGCGGCGCCAATACCGCCAACATTGCCGACGGGGCGGTGACGGCCGCGAAGCTGGGGCCGGGGGCCGCCGCCGCCAATATGAGCCCGGCGGGCGGCGACCTCGCCGGCAACTATCCGGCGCCGGCGGTGGCGAAGATCACAGCGGGCACGCTCCCCTGGAATCCGCGCGGACAAATCAATGCGGCGCCGGGTGTGTTTGACGTCGTTGCCAATGCCACCTCGGCGATCGGCTACGACGCGAGCAAGCCGGCGTGGCTCCTGCGGCTCGACTACATCAACGACTGGTTTGGGGTGTACCGCGCGCCCGCGGGCGGGGGCAGTTACGCGCTGCTCTGCGCCGTCAACAATGCGGGCAAGTTCACCGGCGGCCCGGGGGTCGGCGCGCGGCAAACGGTCGACGCCGGCGCGTTTTCCACCTCGACGTACAATACGCCCGTGCTCGTCTGGACGCTGCCCGCGATCACGACCAAGGGCGGGGCCGTGCTGCTGACGATGAATCACTCGCTCTACTATTCCAGCTCGGCTGTGAGCGGCACCGTGCCCGTCGCCGTCTCCATCTATCGCAACGGGGTCGTGCTGGCCGGCGGCGCGCACGGGCAAAACTTCGGCTGTGGAGGTGCGCAACTCATCGCGCCGGTCCCGCCGCTCATCTTGATTGATACGCCGCCGGCGGGAACGTACACCTATGACCTCCGCGTGCAGGTCAACAGCGGCACGAGCGCCGCCATTGTCTCGACCGGAATCGGGCGCTGTACCGCGCAGGAGTTAGGCTAATGGCTACGACGTTCACATGCGCCATGTGCGGCGCGACGACGACCGACCCGGCGGGATGGGCCCGCGCGCAGGTCACGCATACGCACTACGTGTCGGGCGATCCGGTCTTCGTGACCGGCGACGACGACTTGGTGGTCGTCGATTTCGATACCGACGCGTGCCGGGACGCCTGGAATACGCGGGCCCAATTGCCGGTGGCCGCCGCATGACCGAGACGCCGAGCAACGGCACCGCCCCGGAGTTGACACGCGCGACGATCCGTGCGCGCCGGGAAGCCGTGCAGGCTGAGCTGCTCGCCGCGATGCAAGCCGTCGAGCGCTACCGGGGCGCGCTCGCGATGCTCGACGACCTCCTGATGCTCGCCGACCCGGGCGAGGCGGTGCCATGATCCGCCCCGCCGTCTTTGCCGACGTGCCCGGGCTCCGCCGCCTCTACGCGGCGCTGGTCGCCGAGCTCGAGGTGACGCAGGGGCCGATCGTCTACCCGACGCATGGCCCGGAGGATCTGGATGCCTTCACGCTCTTGACCGCGCAGCGGGTCGAGCAGGAGCCGAGCACGTTGCTCTACGTCGCTACCGACGACGCGACCGGCGAGCTGCTCGGGTTTCTCGGCGGTGAGGTGTCGCAACGCGCGCTCGGGCAGCCGCGTGTCTTTGGGGCCGCGCACTGGCTCTACGTGGTGCCGGAGGCGCGGGGCCGCGGCCTCGCCCGGGCGCTCGTCACCCGCGGCGTGGACGACCTCGAGGCGCTCGGCGTGACGCACGTCGAGCTGGCCGCGCTCGCGGGCGATCTGCAGTGGGCCGCGCGCGGCTGGGTGCCCTACCTCGTGCACCATGCCTTGCCGCTCGCCGCCGTGCGGGCCGGTGTCGCCGAGCGTCCCGCCGTGGCCATCCACCCCACGGCCTCGACGACGCCGGCCCCTCCTCCTCCGCTTGAGGCCGCAGCGCCGAAGAAGCGCCGGCGCCGGCGCCGGACCGCGGCCCGGCCGCGGCTGGTGCAGGGGGGCCGCGCGTGAGTCTCGTCCTTCGCACCGCCGAGCCGGGCGACCGCCACGCGCTCGAGCTCCTGCTCGCGGCGCTGATGCGCGAGCATCAGGCGAGATATCCCGACGCGTATCCGCGCTTCCAGCCCGAGGTGGCCGCCGCGTTCTACGCCACGGCGTATGCCGCGCGGCTGTCACACGATCCAAATCTGGTCGCCGTGCTGGCCGTCGACCGCGCGCCCGTGGGGGTCTTGGTGGGGGAAGTGACGGTGCGCCCCGTCGGTCAGCCGGCGACCGTGGGCTTCGTCGAATGGTTCTATGTCACGCCCGAATCCCGCGGCCTCGGCATCGGCCCCGCCTTGATCCGGGTCGCCTTGGCGCTCGTGCGCCCGCGCGGTGTCACGCATATCGAGGTCGCGAGCGTGCCGGGCGACCGGCAATGGCAACGGCGCGGCTGGCGCGAGACGTCCCGGCGCTACATGGCACCCGTCGCCGACGTCGCCGCAGCGGTCCGCCTCGAGGAGCACCATGTTGCAGGATAGCCGCCGCTATCACCGCCAGCACCCGCCGACCTTTGCGCGGGCCTATGGGTCGCAATCGTCGACGCCCGGGGTGATCTCGCCCTTCGGCGGCCTCCCGACCACGATCGCCGGGCGGATCAACCGCCAGCAGCTCTCGCCGCTCTTGCTCGGGCTCGGCATCGGCCAGGGCAAGAAATATGATAAGCTGATGGCCGATATCGCGAGCGGGAAAGCGTCGGGGCCGATGGCGTCGGCCATCCAACAGATTCAGCAATTCGTGCCGGGCGTCGTCGGCGGGGCCACCGACATCGGGAAACAAATCGCGCAGATGGGCGGCCCGGCCTATGAGCAGCTCAAGTCGTCGATTGCCACCGCGCAGGCGCAGATGCCGCAGTATCAGCAAGGCATCAACCAGGCATTCAGCGCCGACCAGGCGGCGCTGCAGCAAGCGCAAAACCTCTACGGGCAGGCGGCGGCGCAACTCCCCGGGCTGCAGCAGACCGCCGCGCAGGGGACGCAAGGGGCGCAGACGGCACTGGACCTGGCGCAGCGCTACGCGCAACAGGCCGCCTCGCCGATTGCCAATGAAGATCTCTATCAGATGGCGTCGCGCCGGGCGCTGCAGCAGCTGCAGCCCGGGCTCGCGGCCCGCGGTATGGAAGCAGGCGGCGCGGGCGCGCAGGCGCAGGCCGACGTGCAGCGCGACTTGGCGTATCAGTTTGCCGCGAATCAGGCGCAGCAACGGCAAGCAACCTTGCAAGGCTTACAGGGCGCTGCGGCGGGGGCGCAGCAAGCCGCTGCCGGACAAGCCGCGCTCGGCCAGACTATGATCCCGTATTTGCAGGCAATCCAGCAGGGCGGGGGGCAGCTCGGCTCGGCCGCGCAGCAGGGTGCCCAGATGCTGATGACGGGCCCCGAGCTGGCGGGCCAGCAATTCAATGCCATGAACCAATATGGCAACGCGCTGATGCAGCAATACAACTTGCCGATGCAGGCATCCGGCAATCTCTTGAACTTGCTGACCGCCGGCATGGGGCCGGGGATTCAGTTGACGCAGGCGACGGCCCCGCAGGTCGCGAGCTCGAGCAAGGGATATAACATCATATGACCACCGATAGCCGGCGCTATCATCGGGTGCGGCGGCCGCCCGTCGTCCGCCGCTACGGCGCGCTCCAGTATCTCGGGCTCGTCGGGGGTGACACCGCTGGCACGGCCGCAGCGGGCAGCGCCGCGACGGGGGCCGCCGAGGCCGCCAGTACCGCGGCCGAGAGCGCCGCGCCGGCGGCGGCGACCACGGCGGCGGGCGCGACGCCGACGCTCGCGGGTGTCGGGAATTTTCTCCTGAACCGCGCGACGGGCGGGCTGGTGAAGGGGGCCGAGTCGGCATTCTCCGACATCGGCCACGGCATTCAATCGCTCTTCGGCACGGGCACCGCGGAGAATACCGCTGGGCTCGTCGGGCCGCCGGCCCCGACGGGGCCCGGGTTTGTCGGCGGCTTCTGGCAAGGGTTCACCCATGACGCCCCGAGTCTCGTGCACCCGAGCGCCGGGACGAGCCTCGGGCGCGGTCTCGGCGACGTCGCCAACATGCTCGATCAGCTGAACGCGCAAAGCGGCACACCGCCGCCGCTGCCGCAGACGCCCATCATTCGCATTGGGCAGCCGGTCACCCCGATCCGCCAAGTGGTGCCCGCCGCGCCGGCGCAACCGGCGACCGGGCCAATCATGTCGCTCCTGAAACCGATCGGGAGCCTCTGACGTGGACTCGCCGGTCGGGAGCACGATCGCCAATATCGCCGGGCGCGGCATCGGCGTGCTCGCCGCCTTGAACAGTATTAAGCAAGGCGGGCTCGCCAACTACTTCATGAACCGGCAACGCATGATGGCGGACCCGGGCTTTCGCGCGACGCTCGCGGGGAGCCCGTTCACCGCGGGCGTCTTCGAGGTCGGCGGCGGGATCCAACCCGGCGGCGGGCCCGCCGCGCCCGCGCTCGGCGTGGCACAGCCATCCGACTTTGTCGGGCCGCCGGCCCCCGGCCAGGTCGTGGCGCAACCGGGCGACGCTGGCACCGCGCAGATCGCGCAGCCGGGAGCCTACGGCTACCAGCCGGGCACGGCGCGCCTGTGGCAGCCGAATCTCCCACCGCTCGCCCCCGAGCAACAAGTCGAGGAGGCCGGGCGGGTCGCGACGCTCCAAGGCATCGGGAGCTCGGACCCGGTCGTGCGGACGCAGGCGCGCCTCGCGGCCCAAATCCCGCTCGGCAAGGATGAAATGCAGCAGGCGGTCGGATCTGCGCGCGAGCTCGTCAATCAATCCGGCCCCGGCTCCACGGTCACGTTCAAGACGGCCGGGGGCAATATTACCGTCGGGTCGCCCTACATGTCGGGCGAGTATCTGAGCCCGGCAGCCGCCGCCGAGGCGTCGCGGGTGACGGGGCGGCCGGTCATGCCCGGCCCGGGCGGCCGGCCCGAGCTGGCCCCGCCGCTGCCGCAAGACACCTTCTACACGAAGGAGGAGGCGGATAACGTCGCGGCGGGGCGCAACCAGGGCATAACC